GTTATTCTTTCCCCTTTACCATTTGTCATTGATAAAAATTTATCTAACACATTATCTTCAAACCAACCCCATTGTACCCAAACATTTTCTATTTCATAATTTTTTATTGACGTGTTATCACCTTCAACGTAATTTCCTTTTGCTATAAATTGGTTATCTTTCCAAAAAGCTGTACCTGTAGAATGGTATGCGTCATCTGCAAGGGGTGCTATTGAATACTTTGTACCATCAGCACTTAATTGTTCACGAACATATTTATCTATTTCTTTAATGAATAATTTTAAACTAATATTCGTGTCTACACTTAATACCTCTGTAGTTGCATCACCTTTTATGTATTCATCATCAGTATTATCTGTAACTGCAGTTAATAATTCTGCTACATCTTCTAGTTCTTGCCTTCTACTTAATTTATATTGTACTCCTGGATCTAATACTTTTGAGTTTGGTGTTGGATTATCAAATATATTAACACCAATTGATGTAAGTGTAGTTGTACAATTAAATCCACCATCTGCTCTTGTAGTAAATTCAAAATTAGAAACTTTACCCATCATGAAATCAAAATCACCTTTTCCTTGCATAACAACATGAGAAAAATCTTTGAAAGCGGCATCTGATATTTTACCAGTAAAATCAGCTAAAGATGGTAAATCAGTTATACTCTTTTTACCATAAACCCAACCCCACTCTAACAAAACATTTTTACCATGAGCCAAGAAATGTGGCATTAACTCATCAAGTTCTTCCCAATCCCAACAAGTCCAATTTATCGTTGCTTCTCTTAATGCTCTCGATCCACCTTTAAAAGTAACATCAATTGATTTTATACCAGGAATTGGTCTTGAATTACTATTTACTAATCTTGAAGTTGGTGGAAAATATTCATCAAATGCATTTTTTCTTTTTTCAAATGGGATAGAGTTACCTGCAGTATCTCTATAATCAGCACCCATTCTTTCTTCCAACTTTGTATTTTGTTCTGCTGTTCCTTTATACACTTCAGCGGTACTAGTATTAGTACCATAAGATCTTGGTGAATACATATCTTGACCAAGATACATTTCACCATCAGGTTTTAAAAGACCACCCATTATTGTAATAGGATTAGCTTGATTAGAAACCATTTTTATAAAAGTTGAACGTGTCGCCAAATTATCAAATGTCAATTTTTCAGTTGAATTTGCAGCTTCATTGGGCCCAGCTTTATGTTTCTCCAAAGCATCCATCTTTTCAAACATTCTTTGTTGAATTTGTTTATTGATTGGTGTCAAATTAATCATAATTTAACCTGATAAGTTGATTTTTCTAAAATTCTCTATAATAGTTGATATTTTTCCTGGAATTCTGATATCTGTACCTACATCTAATGCTATTTTACCTTTTATACCATTAGCCTTTGCTATAACCCACCATAAAGTAATATCACCATAATATCTATGTGCTAATGTATCCAATCTATCACCAATTTTTGTGACTATGAATTTATCACTATTTTCAATTGGTATTGATGGATACATAGTGGTTGTGTATGATGTTATATTAGATTTATCACGTTTTCTTCTTGTTGACGAATATCTTTTCATTATAACCCAACCGCCTTTAAGAATTTTTTACCAGCTTCTGTAGCAGCACCAGCTACAGCCGTAACCTCTTTCTGTTCTGTAAGAGTTTTTATTAATTCATCTCTATCATTTGCACTTTTTGATATTAGTTCACCAACCCACGGTACTTCAAAGTGTTTTTGAGTAGCACTTGGTAAATAATTACCAATATAAACATATGAACATTGTACTTTAATATACTTGGGTAATTTTGCAAAATCAACTTCCCAAGTTGTATTGTCTTGTACTGTGTAACTCAAAGCAGATATGTAACCAGGTGTATTTTTATACATATCTCCTATTGTTAATTTTGTATATGGTGCTATCATTGCTGTTCCTGTATCATCAAAATGTGGGTATGTCAATCCTGCTAAATAATTTAATTTTTCCCATAGTGTTACTAATTCAGCATCGGATTTTGGATATACATCAAAAGTAAAACTTATACTTCTACTAGTACCTTGATAAACATAAACACTATCTGGTCTACCAACATATCTTTCTGGTGAATATTCAGGTGAAAATGTATCTGTTATACCACTTAATATTGCTCTGAAAATTATGTGTGCATTATTTCTAGCATCTGTAAATCTAAATGGTATCCAATCTAAAGCTTCGGATTCTGATAACTGTTCTTCATTTTTTACACCATAAGGAATAAGATTAACCTTATCCACACCCATATCTTCAAAAGCTCTTGGATCTAATTTAGATGCCTGAGTTTTACTTATAGCACCAACATCATCTAAAAATGCTTCTGATCTTTCTCGAATTTTTTTACCACCCTCAATTAAACCTTTTATATCAACTGATGAATTAGGTCTATCATATAAATTATCTTTAGCCCATTTTTTAGTTTTATTGATACTTAATTTTTTAGTGAATTCAAGACTACTTTTATATCCACTAAGAGTAGTTCCACCTATTTTAATACCACCTATAGCTTTACCAATACCACCTGCTAATTGTCCAAGAGTACCAGGAAGTTGCTTGGTTATAAATTTAGCTATTGCTGGTGCTGCAATTGCAATTGCTTTCTCACTAATATTTTCCACTATGGTTTGTGAAAATGTTGCTATATCACCAAAATTTCTTCCATTTTTATTAAACATCATACCACTAACACCAGGCACACTAAAAATAGAAGCTTGGTTATATACTTGTGGATTAATATCTAATAAACCACTATTTGCAGCTAATGAACCCAACTCACCAAGAGTTGTACTAGCAAATGTTTCATCCACTAAATCACCGGCATTACCAAGGCCCATAGCTTGAGAATATACTCTATCATATGGATTTCTTCTATGTAAAACAGTTTGTTTTATAGCATATGCAGATAATGGATTTGCATTCGCTCCAATTCTTACTACACTAGCTTTCCAACTATCAACAAAAGTACTTATATCCCTACCAAAAACTGGTGAGGCTAATGTACTTAATACTGATGTACCTATATCAATAGCAAGTTCAGCTGTATCGGATATAAATGGTATATTAATTCCACCATCACCCCATCGTTGACCTATGTCACGAAAGTTATCTGGTTGTTGTGCATAAAATTCACTAAGAGAAAGAGCGTTACGAGTAAATCCTGTATTTATAGTACGACCTCTATCGTGTAAAGTTAATAATCTTGAAGTAAACGATTGATTAGATGGGCCTTGGGATGTATGTGCACCTGCTCGTGCAAAAGCTGCACCACCAAACCCAAATTCTTGTGTATCTGATTGGTCTGGTGTATTTGTTGATATTGTTATTGGTGTTGTAATACCACCACCAACTCCGAAATATCTTGTGTCTGCACTGTATGGTGGTAAGAAGGCTCCATTTCTGTCTACAGGATTGTTTGTTGGTGTGTTAAATAATTGAAGTGGTGTTTGAGTACTATCCATATTATAAACATTTGGATAAGCTTTATTAGTTGGTGAGTATATTGATGTAAAATCACCCTTTATATCCAAATATGCAGTTTGTGGTATTATTGGGCCACCACTATCGTTTAATATATAATCTGTTTCAAGACCAGTAGTATTTCTTTTAAGTGTAAATCCTGTTGCGTTTGTATTAGGAAAATTATCCACACCAATTTTAGGTTCTAAACCAGGTTGTGGTTTACTTATCGCTAAGTTTGATTTCATATCTACTAATGCCATATCATATTACCTTAATCATTTAGTCCACGAGTATTTTTTTCAATTTTTTCATAGATAGGTATAGCGGATGATACAGCGTTATACACACTTTGTTCACCACCAGCGGCTGCTGCAACAGCTGATGGTGCACCAGTTGCAGTATTGTTTCTAACCAATCTTGAAAGTTGTTCTACACTTGTACCAACAGCTGCAGCCAATGCTCTTCTTTCTAATACGTTCATTTGTTCAAACGCTTGTTCTCCACCAGCTATTCTTCGTACCTCTTTCATCAGTTCTTCTGTCTTTCCTTCAAGTGCTAGTCGTCTTGCTTTATCAGTATTGATTTCCCTACCAAGTAACATACTAGCTTTCATTGAAGCTTCAATAGAAGTTTCAAAATTAAGTAATGATTCTGTTACGGATGCAACTGCACTCATATCTAATCCCAATTTTCTAGCTGCAATACCAGCTTGAATTAAATTTTGACCACCATCTTTTGCAAATGAGGCGAAAAACTCAGCGTTAGCTGCTATGTCTTTCATCACTAATGATGGGGCTACACCTGCAGCTTCAATCATTGCTGCATTAGACCTGATTTGATTTAATAATACTTCTCTACTAGCACCAGACATTGATTCCATTATGGAAAGAGAGGTTGCTAATTCATCACTTGTTTGACCAGTAGCGGCTGCAGTTCTTGCAAAACTCAGACTTAATTTTATTGAATCTGAAACACTAGCTCCTAAATCTTGTCTTATTGCAGCTTGAGCAGAGGTGATATCTGCCATTTCTAGTCCATACAATTTAGCCTGTTGAGCTATTAATTTATTTTTCACTAGTATCACGCCTGCCGTAGTAGCAGATACACCTAAATCTTTACGTGTTTCAGTAACTGCTTTTTGGATACCCGTAAATACTTTAAATAATGCTATACCAACAGCTAAAAGTGCCAATAGTGGATTTGCAGTTGCTAAAGCTCTTAAAGTATTTCCAAATTGTGCAGCACCTTTTGAAAGACTGACCATACCTGGAAAAGCATCTTGTATTGCTTGATTTAATCCATCTTGTTCTTTTGTTTGTTCTTGTATGAGTTTTAAATAATCTTCATTTACACCATTTCGTATCACACCTTCCTCATTTACTGCAGAAGCTATGTCAACTAAATTTTGTTGTCTACCAAGAATAGCACCTAGAAGTACTCCTTCTTCTTTAAGTTGTTTTTGCCTTTGTTTACCAAGAGTATGCAATTCTGCACCCATAGACATTGCTCTGTCATGTGAACTTTGTTTTTTTGGTGTTACAGGCTCAGCCATTTTTTACCTTTTATTTAAAATAAGTACCAGATGCAGCTGCTTTCTTTACATCTGGAGGAAGATTTTTTATTCTCTTATCTATTTCTTTTCTTGCTTTTTCTAATTTACTTAATGATTTAGCTATTTCAGGATCTTTTTTTGCTAAGGTCTTTAGAGCACCAGAACGTATGCCTTTCCCTATTGCAGTGAATATTTTTTCTATGAAACCCTCTGTTACTACATCGTTAGTTTTTTTATATTTAGGCATTTTAAATCTCCAATAAAATTAAGTGTTATAACTCAATAATAAATATCAATTATTAGAAAATTTACTTTTTATATTTGTTCATTTCCTTTTCAAGCTCTGCAGCTTCTGCTTTATAAAAAGTTTGTAACCGTTTAAGATAGAATGTTCTTAAATATATAGGTAGGTTGTAGGCTTCACCAAATGTGATTCCACCTTTAGAATGTAATATTAACTGAAATATTTCTTCGTGTATTTGAAGTTTATACTCAGCTGTTAGGCCAAAAAAATCGATAGGTGACTGGAATCGTCACCTCTATCTCCTTTCCAGTTGAATCGACAATGGTTGCAGTCATGTCAATATCTGGTGTAATAGTTGATAAATACTCTCTAAACGCTAATGAATCTAATGATAGAAATTCATTATCTACAAAATTATTTACATATGATTTTTCTGATTTACCATCAACTGAAAGTATCATGTGTTTGAAACGTGTGGTAAGTGCTGAACTTTGTGCTTTGGTTATCTTCTCTCTTGCTTTTACTTCTAAATCTATTTCACTTTCGTCTTTACCAGTTAATAATTTAAATTCAATTTGTCTTTTAGAATTTGGTAGGTCAAAAGAAAATTTGTTTTCACCCTTTGGATGTTTACTAAAATCTATTTCGACTGATTCTAATTCTGATAAATCAACATCTTGGTCTTGACCATCCCACTCAAACTTATAATTTTTACCATAACCAAGAATACGAGCAGCTACCATGATTGCATTCTTATCACCAATCAACATATCATCCAACTTAATTGTTTTATCTACAACTAGTGATTGTAATAATGTTTCGATAACAACACCTTGTTGTATTAAATTTTGTGATGTAAGTATATCTTCCTCTTTAGCGGTCATGTATTTTATTTCTATCTTACCACTAGATAATGGATGTCCATCCATATAAAAATGTCCTTTAGACGGAAGCTCTACTACTTCCGTTGGGAATTTATATTCAGCCATAAATGACTCCTTTTATTATTGTGACTATATATATAACTTATTTTGTTATAAAACTAATTTATTTTTTACCAAACTTTTCAGCTGCGGTAACACCAAGTCCTACTACTGAAATATACATAAAACACTCTAGTATTTTATCTTTTACTTCAAATGTAGAAAAGGTGTCAGCACCCCAACTACAAATCAACATAAAGAAAGCAGCAAAACCAACTGTTCTCTTTGATGATATTTTAGCATCACTTGATAACATTTCTGTTAAGAAACTCATATTTACTCCTTAGAATTGTAGGATAGCGTAATCGTATTGTAATGTTAAAGTAATATCTGCGGGATCGTTTGATGAATAATCCATTTCACCGAAATCAGCACCTTTAATAAAAGCACCTTTCAGTACCCATTCCTCAACAACATCACCTACTGGCCCTAACATATTGAAAGTAACATCTTTTTTATAGAAATCGGAATATCCATCACGACCTGTTACAGATTCGTGACCTAACCTAACCCATTCCATAACTGATTGTGCAGCTGATGGAACAACTGGGTCATAAAGTGTTATGTCTAATGTTTGCCACTCACCTTTACCTTTTACATATCTTTTCACATTAATATGGTCAAGAGTAATAGATTCAAACTGAATTGATGGTCTTTTGGCAGTTTTAATTAAATACGCTGGAACACCTTCAATATACATGATGAACCGATTTTTAGTTTTCGGTTCAAAGGGTGTGAACATAATTTCTGAAGGATCTAATGTAGCCATTCTTTATTCTCCTGTAAAAGTCCGTTATTTCTACTCATAAATAAATATCACTTAAACAAATTTTTGATAATTTATAAAAAGAAAAACCCCTCGTTATGAGGGGCTTTTCGGTATAAGATAGTGTATAAGTTAAACTTATTCAGGAAATGTAGCTCCTGTTGGTTGAACAACAAAGTCCAATACAATGAACTCTGCAGTTCTTGTAGGTTGTACAAATATTTGACCAACCAATTGATTTCTATCTACTACATCAGGTGTATTGTTAGAATCATCCATCACTACTCTAAAAGCACTTAATCCACTATTGGATTGTACTTGTTCGAGATAAGGATTAACAATATTCAAGAAACGATTTCGTAGTGCTTGAGTATTTTGTTCAAATACTAAGTACCTTGATGTACTTGCAATAAATTTCCTTACTGTGATTAACAATCTACGAACATTCACTCTATCAAGTGCTGATGGTTTTGATTGTAATGTTTTTTGTCCAAACACCACAACACCTTGACCTGGAAATGAAGCTATTGGATTAACTCTACCTTCGTAAAGTTCATCTCTCTCTGCATGAGTCAGTCTTGTTTTTGCTTCAAGTACACTTGTCAATCCACCACGATTCAAACCTGCAGGTGCAAACCATTCATGTGCTACTCTATCAGTATAAGATATCACACCAGGTAATACTACCGCTGGTGGCACCCATACTGGTCTACCCGTATCTCTATTTGGTATCTTAACCCACGGATAATATGTAGCTACATAATTTGTGTCCAATGCATTTACAGTATTAACTACAGTTTGTACCGAATCACTATAAGCTGCTGAATCCATAATGTAAAGTGAGTCTGCACGAGATTCAACCTTAGATATAGCATGATTTGTTACTGATGAATGTAATCTATGAATAACACCTGGTGTTACTAATAAATTAATATCAAATTCATCAGGATTACTAACAGCATTGATTGCTCTTTTATATGCAAGAGTACCTTCAGCTGTAAGACTTGAACAATCAAATCCTTGTGTGTTAGCAGCTGTAATTTCAGTTCCTACAAGAGAAGCTGTTGCTGGATTACGACCATCAAAACCCCATTGGAAAGGAACAGCAAATTTCAACTGGCCAGTTGCAGAACCACTTAATGATAGTGGAACACTTGTACCAGAATATTTAGAACCCAATTCTGATGCATCATTGTTTCCTGTCATATCTTCAAGAGACATAGTTACATTGTTACCAGTTCCAGTGCTTTGTGGAATCGGCCCAAGATAT